TTTGATACTTGTGTTTTCGACTTTACACTTGGATCATTTTTAAGGGCTGCCGACTTAGCCAACTATTCGTTTGATAAGTTCACAATGACTGATTGTGTTGTTACAATGACTGGCAGGGCATTGATACAGCCATTTACAGATATTCTTGATAATTGTACTCTTGAATTTACACGATGTACTTTTGTAGCATTACAGAGATTAATGGCTACGACAGTTATTAACATAACAGATACAATAATTTTAACTGATTGTGAATTTTTAAATTCGATAGATTATGTGGTAAGCAATACAAGGGTGGGATGTATGATATATGTTATAAGTGATGGCACAACATACCTTGATCCTACGAATTATTTGTTTTATAGTGATGTAGTTGGGGGTGTAGACATAAACCTGACAAACAGTATCGGGGTAATAACACCCCCGAAAGTAAGAAACAGTACGAATGTTGTTATCACTGCCTGTGATTTTGACTTAGCTTTTGAAACGGAATATGCTGCCGTTTATGCTTCATTTACTGTAAAACCATCAGCGGTTGATGCGTTCATACAACAAACATGGTTACAGGGGATGGTAACGGCAGGGTATTTTGCTAAAGCGGAATTTTTGGATATGTTTTCAACCCCTGTGAATACATCTGGTGAGGCTTTAAAAAACTGGAAGAATCCCGCAGCATTTATCCCTGCTGAAGTAGGTACGCCTACGTTTGAAGCCTATGCCGGATTTACAGGTAGGGAAGCAGATGGAAGTAGTATAAGACTTAATTTTACTCCATCATCAGATGCTACACTAATCGCCCAAAATAACATTTGTGCAATAATAGGAATAGGAGGTTCTAATGACAGCAATATTTATGATTTTGGTGCAAATGATGCAGCACAATTTTTTATTATAGCAGGGGAAGCGGGGAATTTGACAAATTTCTATTGCAATGAAGCTGGCGGAGGGACTTTACCTATTACAGGAAATGAAATAGCTCATTTTGCTATGTCAAGATCATTAGCTGCCGGATATTATAAATATAAGAATTTAGAAGCAGGAGTATATCAGGGTAGGGTATCTATTGGATTGGTTACAAAAGAATTATATGCTTGTGGTAGAAATAATAATGATACAATAATAGGTAATGCAAGACCGATAAGATATGTATTCCTGTTTAGTTATTTAACTCAGGCAGAAATACAGGGGGTAATTGCACTTACAGAAGCATATTTAGATAATTACGGGAAAGGGTTGATTGCATAATTAAAGTTTTTAAAGTGAAAAGACTCTATACATATATCATAACAGTAAGCAAGGTTATAGGGGCAATAGTTGTTATTGCTTCTGCTTTATATGGTGGATATCGTTTCATCTTTTCTCGTGGTGAGCAGAAAGCAAGGGAGGAATTTCGTTTTGAGATGTCTGCAAAAAATGATTCATTGGTTATAAAGGAAGTCAGGGAATTAAAAAAAGAAGTTAGTAATGTTCGCGAAGGTGTGGATAACCTTAATATGACTGTTACGGGCATAAACAAAAATGTTGATATTTTATTAGTACGTGATAATAAGTTACGTGAGTATATGACTACTACTGCCAAGAGTACTGATGAGCTTTTACGTATAATAAAGATTTGGGAAGTAGAAAAAGAAGTTGAAAAAAAGAAGAATGATTTTGAAGTAAAAACCAATATAGAGAAAATAAAATGATGCAGTTGGATATAGATTGGGGAAAAATAGGTTTTGCTATCATGTATATTGGGATGGCATTTATGGTAGGTTGTATAATCTTTTTTGGGATAAAACATTTATTGGAAGCAGTAAATGAGGTGAAACGCAAACATAAGAAAAATGAAAAGTAATTCAAATTATGAAGATAGCTTTCTTCCGCTTTCAGATCTTACAAAGTCTGATATGGGATTACAGGCTGGTGATCAAAAATGGATAAAATTATTATTTGATCGTCAGGATGAAATAATTAAATCTTTTATTTCAGAAGCTTATGATAAACATTCTGAAATCATTTGTAGTATTGTCAGAGAGATGCTTGTGGAGCATCGGGTGTTAGTATTTGAAGCTTTGGAGAAAATTGAAAAAAGTGCTGAAAGAATTAATGCAGAGATTATTGATATACATAAGCGTATTGCGAAACATGATTTGCGTATTGAAGGAATTGAAAAACGATTAGGTATTAAATGATGAGCCATACAGACATATTTATGAGGTGTATTGAAGTTGTTCTTAGGAATGAAGGAGGTTATGTCTGGCATCCAAGTGATCCAGGAGGCGAAACGAATATGGGTATTGCAAAGAAATTCTATCCTGATTTGGATATTAAGAATCTTACAAGGAATCAGGCTATTGAGATTTATCATAGGGATTATTGGAATAAGATGAATTTGACTGGCATTAATAATGATGATCTTATTCTGCATATTTTCGATATGGGTGTCAATGCAGGTATAAGAAGGGCAATTAAGATGGTTCAGAGGATTGTTGGTGCTTATGCTGATGGTTATATAGGTAAAAAGACAACAGGACGTATTAACTCTTTTGATGGTGATTTATTGATGGAATATAAGCGTGAACGAGTAGAATATTATGTTGGTTTGGCAGAGAAAAAACCTAAGTTAAGGGTGTTTCTCAATGGTTGGTTGAATAGAGTTGAAAACACGAAGTTTGATGTATAATTTAACATATATAATTTAGTATTAATCAAAAAAACGTAAACATGAAAAAAGTATTATTTTTATTTATTCTTTTACTGGCAATTCCTTTTTTGATAATTGCACAGGTGGATTCTACGGGGTATGAACAGCCTGGATCATTACTCGACCTGCTAACAAATCTTAAGATATGGCTGGCAACTCCGGTTGCAGTAGCAGGAGCTACTATTTTCCTCACTTATTTATTAGGTACAGTTTGGAAGAATGTAACAAAAGTCATCAAGCAAATAGTATCAGTATTAATTGCTTTGGCTCTTGTTGTAATCGGTAATCTTTTGAATTGGGGTTTCATGGCTGAATTTAATGTAATATATACTATTTCTTATGGTATAATCATTGGATTTATGGCTAATGGATGGTTTATATTAGGAAGAAATATTATCAGGAAAGTCTGATTTTAAAAAGTGGAATGGAGGGAAAAGAATGATAAAGTTTAAAATCTATTTTTTGACAATTCTTATGACTTCTCTGGCGTTTTCTTGTGTTACTCAGAAGAAATGCCTGCAGAAGTTCCCTCCTTCTATGGATACGCTTAAAATAATTCAAACGAAAGATTCGATAGTCTTTAAAGATAAACCTGTCTATTTTTATATCAAGGGCGATACAATAAGGGATTCTATTTTTATTGAAGTAATTGTTGACAGACCTTTAAACTCAGATACAATAATAAAGGAAACATCTTTAGCTATTGCCCATGCTTGGGTTAAAAGAAATTTTTTGAATCTTGTTTTGATGCAAAAGGATACAACAATAGAGACAAATTTAGAAAATGCCATTAAAGAGGCTTATTATTGGAAAAGTGAATATGAGAAAGTAACAGAAATAACACAACCTGTTAAATATATACCTCCAATCTATAAAAAAGCTCTTTGGGTTTGTATTGGATTGATTGTTTTATTAATTGCATGGGGTGCATGGAAGATATTTAAAATACTTAATCTTAAGAAATAAATGGTACGCACGAAAGGAGTAAAACAGGAACCTGCAGATAGGAAGCAAATCCAAAATAATACAGAGTTAGTCGGTAGTTCGGTTAATCGTGCGTTACTTGCTTCCTATTTAGGGTTTCAATATGGTGGTGACAGGAATATCTATCAGGCATTAGGTTATAAGACTGATTTGACATATAATGATTATTATTCTCGTTATGCACGTCAGGACATAGCCAAAGCTATAATAGATCGTCCTGTCAAAGCCACTTGGCAGGGAGAATTGGAACTTGTAGAATCCAATAAAGCAGAAGAAACGGAATTTGAGAAGAAATGGAGATTACTTAATAAAGAACTTGGTATTAAATCACGTCTTGCACGTCTTGATAGGCTGACAGGGATAGGTCATTATGGAGCTTTACTTTTAGGATTTGATGATGTTAAAACAGTTGAGGATTTTGCGAAACCTGTTGGTAGGGTAACTTCAATAAAATATATACGTCCTTTTGGAGAAAAGACTGCTGTTATTAAGAATTTTGAAGAAAACACGTCTGACCCTCGTTATGGTATGCCTTCTATATATGAACTGGAAGCAGGAGATGTTAGAACCAAGGGAGCAAAGATGATCAAAGTTCATTATTCAAGAATTCTTCATGTGACAGACAGTCCTCTTGAATCGGAAATTCAGGGTACTCCTGTACTTGAAGCTGTCTTTAACAGGCTTATGGACATTGAGAAGATTGTCGGTGGTGATGCTGAGATGTTTTGGAGAGGAGCGCGACCAGGTTATCAGGGTAAACTTGATCCTGACTTTAAATCTACGAAGGCATTTGAAGAAGATTTGCAAAAACAGATGAAGGAATATGAACATGACCTCACACGATTCCTTATTAATGAAGGGGTAGAACTCAAATCTCTTGCACAACAGATAGCTGACCCTTCGACACACCTTGATTCTCAGCTTAAAATGATATCTGCAGAGACAGGTATCCCTTTGAGGATATTAACAGGTAGTGAGAGAGGGGAACTTGCAAGTTCGGAAGACAGGAGTGAGTGGTTATCATACGTGCAGGCACGTAGGGAAGAATATGCAGAACCTTGTATTCTAAGACCTTTCATAGATATGCTTATAAAACTTAATCTATTACCCAAACCATCAGATGATTATTCTATCAAATGGGCAGATTTGTTTGCTCAGAGTGAGAAGGCAAGGGTAGAGATTGGCAAGTCAAGAGCTAATGCATTAAGAGAATATACATCTAATCCTATGGCAGAAGCAGTTATTCCTCCAAATGCCTTTATGGAATTTTTCTTAGGTCTTACTGTTGATCAAGTAGAACTTATTAATCAAATGCGTGATGCAGAAATGATGGAAGAAGTGAAAAAGATGAAAGATGTTAAGGATATCCTTGGAGAAGGTGTTATTCAACCTGCACAGAAGGATGAAAAGAAATCAAAGGAACAGAAAGGTGAACCAGTGAAAAAGAGAGAAATGCCAAGTGCTACAGTCTAATCAATATATAACCAATTATTCACAATACGATCCTACGATGACGACTTCGCTAAGAAATGCGTTTTCCCGTAAGATGAATGGTAAATTTAATGAACTTATAAAAGTTGTTCGTAAGGCTGTTGTTGATCAGGATTGTTTTGGACTAAAGGATATAAAGACACATCAGATGGACATTCCTCCATCACGTGCTTTTGCCTTTGCCCGATCACAGGATAAGATAGAAATATTCATGTTATGGCTCAAAAGACAGGTTGATAAGGGAGTTTTAAGCATAACTGAATACAGACAGATAGGTACTGCCATAGAAAAAGAGTGGACTGATATGTATGTTTATGATTCATACAAGAGGGGTGTGATGAGAGCAAGAATGGAGATGGTTGCAGCAGGGATGGCAGTACCTTCTATTGCTGCATCAGGAGGCATAGAAGGGATTCTTTCTGCTCCTTTTCATATTGACAGGGTAGGAATATTATTTACTCGGACATTTACTGAATTACAAGGTGTGACTGATACTATGGCAAGTCTTATGAGTCGAGTATTGGCACAGGGAATGATAGATGGTGATAATCCTTATATCATTGCAAGGAAATTAAGGGCAGTCATTGATGGTACTGATGCAGGAGTTCTTGGAGTGACCGATCAGATTGGTCGTTTCATACCTGCTAAAAGACGTGCTGAGATGATAGCAAGAACAGAAATTATAAGAGCCTTTAATATCGCCAAGTTACAGGAATACAAGAATTGGGGAGTATTAGGGATTAGTGTAAAAGCGGAGTGGAGAACGGTTCTGGACGATAAGGTTTGTCCTCAGTGTGCCTCTATGGAGGGGGAGGTATTTCCTATTGAGGAATCATGGGGATTATTACCTGCTCATCCTAACTGCAGATGTACGTTTTTTCCAGTATTTACAAAATGAGATAGTTATGGCATACGGAAGAGTAATAGAGATGAGCAAATATGTTTATAAGACACCAAATGCAGGGATATTGATGGATCTTGAGACAGGGGTAAAATATTCTTTTCAGCGTCCTGAGAGTTCTGTTACGGGTTCTTATGCATGGAATGTTAAGTTATATGATATTGTCTCTTATACTGCTTCCGGCACTACAGCTACTGAGGTCACTCTTTATAGAAAGCATGTTGATGGTAATGTTTATTCTTATTCAAGTTAATGGATAACAGGTTTGTCATATTAATAACTCAGCGTGATGCTAAACCTTATATAAGGAAATGCCTTGATTCTATTGTCAGTCAGACCTACAAGAATTATGATGTTATCATTATGGATGATAATTCTACTGATGGTACATGGGAGATAATACAAAAGGAATATTCAAAGTTTCCGGCTATTCATACATCAAAACAGGATTATCATATTAAGAATTTCATTGCAGGCATCAATATATCTGCTAATGACAGAGAAGATATTATTGTTTTTCTTAGTGGTGATGACTATTTCTATTGTGATGATGCTTTAGAACATCTTAATGGTGTTTATCAGGATAACATATGGATGACTTATGGTAATTTTATTCGCACAAGTGGATTACATGGTAAAGGATGTAGTCTTATTACTGATACAAGGAGTTATCGTAAGAGTGGTTTATGGTTAGTATCTCATCTTGTTACATGCAGAAAGAAACTTTTTGACAGAATTGATAATAAAGATTTGAGATATGTTAATGGTGAATATCCAAATAATTCTTTTGATTGTGCAATGATATATCCTATGGTGGAGATGTGTGGATTAAACCATATGCGTTTTGTGGAGAAAGTCCTTTATGTTTATAATGACCAGAATCCTGTTGCTCATGAGAATTATCTAAAAGACAAGAAGGCTTGTTTAAGAGAAAGAAAATATTGGACGGAAAAACCGCAATATCCTGAATTAACGGAAATATGATATTGACAGATAACATACAGACTTTGATAGGCAACCATATTGCTCCTTATATCTATGGGAATGGATTTATCCCTGGTGAGTCTGTTATTCCATATTCCGGACCTTATTGGGATGAGAGAGAGACAGTAGCTGCTGTAGATGCTTTTCTTAATAGTGATTGGATAGTAGCAGGAAAGAATGTGCATGAATTTGAGAGATTATTCAGTGAGAAGTTTAATACAGGTTTCTCCTTGATGGTAAATTCAGGTTCCTCTGCAAACCTTGTCCTTATAACAGCATTAAAGAAATATTTTGAGTGGAAAGATAGTGATGAAGTTATAGTTTCTCCTGTGGCTTTCCCTACAACCATATCTGTCATACATCAGAATAATCTTAAACCTGTTTTTATTGATATTGAATGGGATACATTAAATTTTGATGTTAATAAGATTGAGGAAAAGATAAGTAAAAAAACAAAAGCTATATTCTTATCTCCGGTATTAGGTAATCCTCCTAATATGGATAAATTAATGGAGATTTGCAATAGGAATGATTTGACATTAATAGTTGATAATTGTGATAGCCTTGGTTCTAAGTGGAATGATAAATATTTATCAGAATATGGTATTGCACAGAGTAACTCTTTTTATCCTGCACATCACATTAGTACGGGGGAAGGAGGTATGGTTTGCACTTCTATTGGCAAGCTTATGAAGATTATGATAAGTATTGCATGGTGGGGAAGGGGTTGTCAATGCGTGGGGTCTAATAATATGCTTAAGAATGGTTCATGTAATCATAGATTTGATAAGTGGTTGGAGTTATATGATGGCATAGTAGATCATAAGTATGTCTTTTCTAATATGGGTTATAATCTTAAACCGTTAGACTTACAGGGAGCAATAGGGATTATTCAATTAGATAAGTTTGATGAGATAAAAAAGAAAAGACGATATTCTAAGGATTTTATAGAAGATATTATTATTGATAAGATTAATGGAGTAAGGGGAGTCATGAATTATAATGAAGCTGATATTAGTTGGTTTGGCACTCCTTTTATTTGTGATACTATAGATTTAAAACAGAAACTTGTAACTTATCTTGAAAAGAACAAGATTCAGACAAGAAATTATTTTTCAGGTAATATTCTTTTGCATCCAGGTTATAGTTTTCTTGATGATTACAAAAAATATCCTGAAGCAAATAAGGTATTGGATTATGTTTTTTTCTTGGGTGCAGCACCTTTTTATAATGAGAATGTCTTTGAATATATTTATGATGTTATAAAAAAATTCTGATGCAGGTATTAAAATTCATAGAAAGCAAGCCGAGGATTATCTTGATGATCACCAATATTGTTGGGAATAAAATATTAAATTATTTAAGAACAAGAGGGGAGAATATAGTTGCCATCTATCCTGCTGAAGAGGGTAAATCAATAACAAAAGAAATGATCGAGGAAGATAATCCTGATGTCATCATAATCTGTTACTGGCCTTATCTGTTGCCAAAGGAGATAATTGATATTCCCAAATATGGATGCATTAATTTTCATCCATCATTATTGCCAAAGAATAGGGGATGGTATCCTGCTGTATGGGAAGTAATGGAAGGGGATGATGCTGCAGGAGTTACATTGCATCTTATAGACGAAGGAACAGATACGGGTCCTATATTAGCACAGGCTACTTTCCCTATTAAAGAAGAAGATACTGGGGGGTCAGTATATGAAAAGAGTCAGAAAGCAATGATATTACTTTTTAAGAATATATGGGAACAATTACATGAAAGAGGAGTTGCACTTAAAGAACAAGATCATAGTACTGCAACATATCATTCAAAGTCAGCAACCAATGTTTCTGATAAAATTGATTTGAATAAGGAATACAAAGCAGGGGATTTATTTAGACTTATTAAAGCTAAAACGTTTAAGGACAAGTCTTATGCTTATTATAAGAAAGATGGTGATTTATACAGGGTTAAGATAGAGGTGACAAAAGAATGAATGATTATAAAAATACTGTATGTAATATTCTTGATACTTATAAATGCAAGAATAAAAAGGATATACTTCATATGATACCTATTATTCATAATAGTAGGTTTATGGGATATCTTGTTCCTGTTATATTTTCTTATAAGAGAGAACATCCAGAATTTGCTTCTTTTATTTATAAATGGAGAGAGGAAAATCAATCATTTTTTGCAAATAGATTTAAAGGTTCTTTGGAGAAGACAGAACATTGGATAGATAACTTATTGCTTGCACGCAGGGACAGGATATTATTTATGATTTATTGTATTAAAAAAGAATATGTTGGACATATCGGTTTGGCAAGTTTTGACTTTAAACAACGTTCATGTGAGATAGATAATGTTATAAAAGGAAAGAAAGATGTTAATCCAGGCACAATGACATTTGCTCTTAATACTATTATAACATGGTCAAAAAATAAACTTAATGTTAATGATATTTATTTGAGAGTTTTATCTCACAATACACATGCTATTAATTTTTATGAAAAGAATGGTTTTGAAAAGCAATATGACATACCATTATTTAGAGTAGAACATGATGATTTGATTGAATGGATATCTATGAATGGATCTGCAAAAGGAGAACCTGAATATTATTATACTTATATGAAATTATGCCAATAAATGAGATGATATTAACAGCAGGGCCTTCTATTACGCAACATGAGATTGATTATGTTACTGATGCTATCATCAATGGTCATGATGAGCATTGGGGAGATTATATTCATAGGTTTGAAGAGGAGTTTGCTGAATATATCGGAGTAAAACATGCTCTTGCTACTTCTTCATGTACCGGAGCAATGCATCTTGCTTTAGTTGCTTGTGGCATAGGAAAAGGAGATGAAGTAATCCTTCCTGACCTGTCATGGATAGCTTCTGCAAGCGTGATAACTTATGTAGGTGCTATACCAGTGTTTGTTGATGTATCTCCTGTAACATGGTGTATATCGCCTGTGGCAATAGAGGAGAAGATTACGAATAAGACTAAAGCAATTATGCCTGTTCATCTTTATGGCTATCCTTCTGATATGAGAGATATAATATGTCTTGCAAAGAAATACAATCTTAAAATTATTGAAGATGCTGCTCCTTCTCTTGGTGCGGAATATGATCATCGTAAGACAGGTTCTTTTGGTGATTTTGGGGCTTTCAGCTTTCAGGGAGCAAAGTTATTATCTACAGGAGAAGGGGGTATGCTTGTTACTGATGATGATGATTTATTTGCACAGGCAAAGCATTTTTCAGAACATGGAAGGAGAGATAATGGTTTTGTTATAACGGATATTGGATATAAATATAAAATGTCTAATCTACAGGCTGCATGGGGATTAGCACAACTTGAAAGAATAGATGAGTTACTTGAGAAAAGAAGGCAGATATATGAGTGGTATAAAGAGGAACTTGGAGATATCAAAGGAATACAATTAAGCGAGAGTGATAATTATATGGAATCACCTAATCACTGGATGACATCAATAGTGCTTAATAAGGATTTTGGCATATCAAAAAATAATCTGATGAGAGGATTGAGAAGCAGGATGATAGATACACGTCCATTTTTCCCTCCTATCAGTTCTTTCAGAATGTTTGACAATTGTTATAATAGTACGACAATGCATTTATCAAGTAATGGTATTAATCTTCCAAGTGGACATAAAAGATCTCATGATGATATTGTTTATATATGTAAAAATATTAAAGATATTTTAGGAGTATGAGTGGATTACACGATAGGATAATTGAAGTATCTAAGAAATATGGTCTTGGTCATCTTGGTAGTTGTCTTACTTCTGTAAATATTATTGATAAAATATATTTTACCAAGAAAGAAGATGAACCATTTATCTTGTCGTGTGGTCATGCAGGATTAGCTTTATATGTAGTTATTGAAAAACATTATAATATAGATGCTGAGAAGATATTTAAACATCATGGTACACATCCTGATAAATGTGAGGATTGTAAATTATATTGTTCTACAGGAAGTCTTGGTCATGGATTACCAATAGCTGTAGGTATGGCACTTTCTGACAGAACAAAAAATGTTTATTGCCTTATCTCTGATGGAGAGATTTATGAAGGGTCTGTATGGGAGGCAGGTAATGTAATTCATAAATATAATGTAAATAATTTGAAGGTTTATCTTAACTGGAATGGGTTTTCAGCATATGACAGAGTTGATCCTGATGTCATAAATAACATTAAGCATGTGATACCTGCAATGCAGGTTATCCAGACTAATGTTCAGGATTATGGATTAAGTGGTTTATCTGCACATTATATAAGATTATGAGAGAAAAATTTGCAACAGAATTGTATGAGTTAATGAAGAAGGATAAAGATATTATTTTAATTACAGCAGATCTTGGTTATGGACTTTTCGATAAGATAAAGAATGATATGTCTGATAGATTTTACAATGTGGGAGCAGCAGAACAGGTAATGATGGATATGGCAATAGGGTTTTCCTTGAACAAGAAAATTCCTGTTGTCTATTCCATTACTCCATTTTTGATATTTCGTGCTTTTGAATCTATCAGAAATTATATAGGACATGAAGGGATTAAAGTTATTATGATTGGTAGTGGCAGAGGACAGGATTATAAGATAGAAGGATTTAGTCATGATGCTAATGACCATAAGATATTAAGACAACTTCCAAATATAAAGTTTATTGTCCCTGAAGATAATGATTTTGATTTGAACTCTATTATTTATTTGGACAAACCAGTGTATTTAAATTTAAGGAGATAGGAGGAAAATAAGATGCCTTGGAGTAAGAGTGATGTTGATAGATTTAAAAAGGGTCTTTCCGATAAACAGAAGGCTAAGTGGGTATCCACAGCAAATTCTGTATTATCTGACTGCATGAAAAAAGGAGGCACTGAGAAAACCTGTGCAGGAAAAGCCGTAAGAATAGCCAATGGTACTGTTGGTAACAATGAAGATAGTCAATATACTATATATAGCAATACACAGGCAGGTGGTTATGTCATAGAAGAAAAGACATATAGAGGGAAAAATCATTTTCTTGTTCCTGTTACGATGATGGTTGAGGGAGTGCATAATGGTAGTCATGGACCTTTATATCATTCTATTGCCGAATTGGGGAAATTTCCTCAAATGTGGAATGGTATTCCCATTGTGATTAATCATCCTGAAGTAGATGGAATAAACATATCTGCCAATAGTCCTGATATTATTGATGATCAGGGAGTAGGATATGTTTTCAATACCCATGTCAACGGCAGTAAACTTGTTGCCGAGGCATGGCTTGATGAAGAGAGGTTAAGGGAAATATCTCTTAATATTCTTGAGTCAATAAAAAATGGAAAGCCTTTAGAAGTTAGTCTCGGTATGTTTACTGATGATGAGATTATCGAAGGTGATTGGAATGGAGAAACATACGAAGCTATAGCGAGAAATCACAGACCGGATCATCTGGCACTTCTGCCCGACAGTGTTGGAGCTTGTTCTTTGGTTGATGGTTGTGGCATGGGTGTTAATAATAAGAAAGGAGGTGATATTGTGGATGCAGATGAAATTGTCATAAAGAAAGATGAAAATCAGTCTCCATGGGAGATTTATTCTGGTGACATAAAAATTGCCGAAGGTTCTGGCTTTATAAGAACCAAGTTTAATTTTATTAATAATTCTAAAAAAGAGGAGGTAACTGAAATGGCAGATAATGCTAAAAAGTGCGCCCCCTGTGTAACAGAGAAAGTAAACGGACTTATTGCAAACAGTAAGAGTAAGTTTACCGAAGAAAACAGGGAGTGGCTTGAATCTCTTGACGAAACTCTGTTGGATAAACTTACTCCAACAGTTGTCGAAGTTGAGAAAAAGATTGAGGTGAATACTCTTTCTGAAGAAGATAAGAAAGCTTTGGCTGACTACAAGAAACAGAAAGAGGAGAAACGTAAAGAACTTATTAAATCTATACAGGATAACGTAAAAGATGTATGGACAGAAGATGTTCTGAAAGAGATGGATGACGATAAACTCGAAAGAGTCCTTAAGTCAGTTAAGAGAGAGGGTGTAACGGATTATTCCGGTAATGTGCCAAGTTTTAATAGTTCAAGCACTGGCGAAGAACCATTATATCCCACAGGAGTTAAAATTGAACAAAAAAAATAAGGAAAGGAGGATAAAAAATGGCTAAAAACACGATTAAAATCAAAAAGCACTCTGACAGGATTGAAGAATATCCTGCTCATGCAGCTATTCTTCCTGGGAGTCTTGTATCTATAAATAGTGATGGTGCAAAAGGAGAGGTACTGGTTCACGCCACTGCCGGAGGCAATGTATTGCCTATGTTCGCTATTGAGGATGAACTTCAGGGAAAGGGCATTGATGATGCTTATGCTACAGGAGATAAGGTGCAGGTATGGATTCCAGGACGAGGAGATGTCGTCCTTGCTATTTTAGCTGATGGACAGAGTGTAGAACCAGGAGATTTTCTTGAATCAAATGGTGCTGGTTATCTTACAGCACACTCTGCTGATGAGGCTTCAATACTTCCAAACGTTCAGACTAATATCATAGTTGGTATTTCTCTTGAAAATATGGATGCAAGTGCTGATTCATCCGGACAGGATGTAGGAGGTGGACTTGGAGCAAATAAACGTATTCAGGTAATGATTCTTTAACGCCAAATGAAAGGAGGTAAAACAATGAATGTAAATATTGATTTAATTGGAAAGAGTGGCGGTGAAGGCATCCTTGCCAGTAAATTTGCAGCTAATGGTTCTTTGAACATTGGTCGTATGCGCCCATTCTTAGGAAATGATGGTAATGCTTATATAACAACTTATAAAGGAGGTGATCCCAAAAGTCCGTCAAATTATTCCACAATACAGATAAATACTACTGCAACATTACGCAGAGATGAGTGGAAACAACTTGATGATGCTTTGGTTGATATATCACGTTATCGTCTTGGAGGTGTGCAGGACCTTATTGATAGTGGTCTTGTATATAACCTTGGAAATGCTATGGGAACAACTGTTCTCGAATGGCATGACGTAAGTGATGCTATGGAGGCTGATTTGACAATGGATGGTGTTACTCGGAGTCCTGGTGACAGGGTTGTGTTCCAACATAACTATTTGCCAATTCCGATTCTTCATGTTGATTACGAAATAAATGCAAGGGTTCTTGCTTCAAGTCGTTCTCTTGGGAATTCACTTGATACTACTACAGTAGAACGTGCAGGTCGTAAGATATATGAGAAACTTGAGAATATGCTTTTCACCAATACTACTTATAGCTTTGGTGGGACAGATTCTCGTAGTAATAACACTATCTATAGTTACGTCAACCATCCTGATAGAAATACTGTTAATTTAAGTATTCCTTGGAATAATTCAGCAATGACTGCTGCAGGGATTCTTCAGGATGTTCTTGAGATGAAGCAGGCAAGTATTAATGACTATCATTTTGGTCCTTGGAAGTTGTATATTCCTACAGCTTATGAGACTGTACTTGATGATGACTATGATACCACTACTCCTGGCACAACTATTCGTGAAAGGATTCTTAAAATTGCAGGTATCACAGGAATCAAGGTTATTGATTCTCTGCCAGCTAATAATGTTCTTTTGGTACAAATGACACCAGATGTTGTTCGTCTTGTTCGTGGCATGGATTTGCAGAACGTAGAATGGAATACTGAAGGTGGAATGGTTACTAAATATAAGGTGATGTCAATAATGGTTCCGCAGGTCAGAAGTGACCAGGCTTTGAGAACCGGAGTTGTTCATCTTGCATAATAATTTGGTTAATACTAATCAAGTATTTATTTATTAAATAATATGATACGAACAAAAATGGCAAAAGAAGTAATACGTTGGAAAAAAACTGGAGGTGGTCATTTTCATCTCAATGGAAGGATTATTAAACCAGGTCAGGTTTTCTCAGCAAGTGTAGATGAGATACCAAAAGCATTTAGGGATCTTATAACTCCGTTGGATGAGATAAAATCAGAGCTACCTACTCCTATAGATATTAAAACTATAGTTTATAAGGTTGTACCACGAGGTAAAAGTAAGACATGGTTTGATGTTCTCGATGAGCAGGGGAAGGAGATCAATGAGAAAGCTCTTACTAAAGAACAAGCAGAAAAATTAGCCAAAGACTTGTCTTAATGAATTGGATTGTCCCTCGTATGTGGGAAGGTGGTGATGTCTGGATTATCGGAGGAGGACCGTCATTGGTCGAACAATTTAATATTCCTGATAATATTGCCAAAGACGTATTCTTAGGAAAAAAGCCTTTGAGTGTTTATTCTTCATATATGCAAGCCATTCATAAGAAACACATCATAGGTATAAATATGGCATATCTAATAGGAGATTGGATTGACATTGTATTTTTTGGTGATGGAGGATTTTTCCTTAAAAATAAACCAAATCTTGCACAGTTTCCTGGATTGAAAGTTACTTGTCATTCCGGTGGGGCAAAAGAGAAGTGGGTTAAATTCCTTGGCAGGGACGGTAAGAAACCACGAGGGATAAGTACGGGAGCTAATCTTGTTAGTTGGAATGGTAATAGTGGAGGAGCAGCTATAAGTGTAGCTGCTCACTCAGGAGCAAAACGCATTATTCTTGTAGGTTTTGATATGAATCTTAATAGTGAGAATAAACAACATTGGCATAATAATTATGGAAGGGGAATCATTAATGTTAGTGACCAACGTAAATTGAGAAAGTTACCTTTTGATCGTCATTTAAGAGGATTTCCTATTATTGCAGAAGATGCAAAGAGGATGGGTATAGAAATTTTTAATGCTTCTCCTAACAGTATGATAACCTGTTTTCCTAAATGTACTGTAAAAGAATTGCTATGAATCCTAATGTTATAAGACTTATGGGAGGATTTGGCAATCAATTGTTCCAGTATGCTTTTGGAAAGGCACAGAAAGAAAATGGGATTGAGGTGAAATATGATATTTCCAAATATGCTAAAAGGCATCATCGTTATTATATGCTTGACAAATTTCAGATGGATTTGGAATTTAGTGTTTTTCTTTGGCCTAAAACAATAGTTGATTCTTCGTCAAAACCGAATTTTGATATTTTTTATTTAAAGATGCAAGGGTATAACTTTTTTGGATACTGGCAATATCTTGCTTATTTTGAGAATCTGCTTCCTATACTAAGAGATGAGATAAGACTAAAAAAAGAATATGAAACTAATAAATTTCTGAAGTTAAAAGAGAAAATAGAGAATGAAGAATCTATTGCTGTTCATGTACGGAGAGATGATTATTTAACAAGCAATACGATAAGTCCTTTGCCAATGAGTTATTATTATGAAGCATTGAAAGAAGTTAATGGCAATCTTTATTTTTTTAGTGATGACATAGCATGGTGCAAAAGGATTTTTAAAAAACAATATTTTAAAAGGGAACTTAATTTTGTTGACATGGATTATTATCATGATTTTGAGTTGATGCGATCATGTAAACATATTATTACTGCTAATAGTACTTTCAGTTGGTGGGCTGCTATATTAAATGATAATTCTGATAAAAAAGTTATTACTCCTGATTATTGGATAACACGATATGATCATAATGAAAGGAATAATTTTCCTGGTGATTGGATAAAGTTAGCAATGTGATGTTTGATATATTAATAACCATAGCAAAGAAAGATTTTAATAAAACTTCATTTTTAATGGAGTCAATATTGAAGAATGTTAAATACTTTGAGGAAATATATTGTGTCTCAGATAAGGAAGTACCAAAGAAATTTAAGATAGATGGAGTTAATTATTTTACAGATGATGAGGTAATTGATTTTGATTTTTCTAAGATAGATATGGAATATCGGAGAGGGTGGTATAGACAACAGTTCATCAAGCTTTTTCAAGAGATTACACAAGATAATTATCTCGTTATAGATGGTGATATTTTTATTAATAAACCTATAGAAATATCTTCTGATACTCCTTATTTCTTTATTGGCATGGATCAATATCATCTTCCTTATTTTCATTTTCTGAAAGATGTTATGAGTCTTGATAAAGTTTATCCTCGTTCATTTATTTGTGAAATGATGTTTTTTAAACGTAACATTATTAGACATATACTTGAAAAGATGAATGTTGACAAATATCAATTTTTTGATATCTGTACAGATGGAATAAATAAGATAAACAATGCTTCCGGATTTTCCGAATACGAAATGTATGGGAATTATGTAACAAAAAACTTTCCTGACTTTTATGGATATAAAGATATTAAAGTATTGCATCAGCATCGTAAACGTGAATGGGAAGATGAGGAGATAAAGAAACATATAAATAAATATATCGGTTCAGAATATGATATATTTACAATGCATAGTTGGATATGACTATAGTTTTATTCCATAGCGGTAATACATTGCCTGAGTTTCTTAAATATAACTTCAGACAGTTAAGATTATTTAATCCATTGACACCTATTTATTTTATTACAGATAGTGGATTAATGGATTCTCCATTATTTAATAGATATAAGATTGAACCTATTAATAAAGATTTATATTATTCGGAGAGTATAAATTGCTTTAATGTTTTATATGGTAGAGGAGAGAATGATTTTTGGACTATTACTGCTACAAGGTTGATATATATAGCAAATTTTATGCATGAACAGAATATCAAAAATGTCTTTCATTTTGAAAATGATGTTTTGCTATATTTCAATTTAAAAGATTATGAGAAAATCTTTTATAGACTCTATAACAGACTTGCTGTTACGATTGGTGGTCCAGACAAAGTGATGACTGGTTTTATGTTTATTAAGAATTTCTGGTCATTACATCATATGACTAATTTCTTTATTAACTTATTGATGAACAATAAATTAAATGAACTGAAGAAGATATATGGGATGGATATGGTTAATGAAATGACTCTTATGAGAGTTTACAGAGATGAATATCCTGGATTTATGAGATTATTGCCTATCCTTCCTTTTGGTGAATTTGCGGAGAATTATGAGGATTTTGAATCTATCTTTGATCCTGCTTCATGGGGACAATTTGTGGGGGGTACTCCCTCAGAAGGACCAGGGGCGAAACCTGAAGATCATTACATAGGACAGTTATTAAGGCAACATACTGAATTTGATGTTATATGGAAGCATAATAAATATGGTAAGATACCTTATTTTAAGTATGACAGTAATGAAGTTAAGATTAATAATTTACATATCCATTCAAAGAATTTGAATTTATATATTAGTTGATGGGAAGTAGTTATCTACATAAAAATTTTGTTAAATGGATTGACAAAGATTCAATTAAAACTATTGTAGAATGTGGTAGTAGAGATTGTCTTGATGCTATAGCACTCAATGAATTTTATAATCCTGATATCATTTATTCATTTGAATGTAATCCTGAGAGTTTTCTTGTCTGTAAAAAGAATATAAGAGGTATAGATAATATCAGACTTATTAACAAGGCTGTTTATAATCATGATTGTCCTGTTGTTTTTTATGCTACTGATATGGATAAATCAATAGATAAAAACATAGGTGCTTCTTCTTTATTATGGCATAGGGATAATGAGAATGAATTTTTCCAGAAAGAAATAACTGTGGAAGGAATGCGTCTTGATACGTTTATGGAGAATTATAATGTTGAAAATATTGATCTTCTTTGTATGGATTTGCAAGGAACAGAGCATATAGCTATTGATAGTCTTGGGGAAAGAATAAAAGATATTAAATATATAATTACAGAGGTAACGATTAGAAGTCATTATAAAGGCGATATGTTAAGAGGTGAGATGAGAAGGTTAC